GATAGTAAAGACTTTGACAAGAAGGGTAGCAAAAAAGGTGGTGCCGCAAAGGCTGCAGGTAAAATGGGTAAGAAAAGCGATCAGCAGAGACACACCGACTGGCGCGATAACCCAGACGACCAGAATTATGGTCACTATGTATCAAGGGAAGACGCTTCCTTTGATCCAGGTGAAGCAAGTTCAAATGTAGAACTTCCTGAAGGTTCTTTCGTTGCACAAGTTGCATCATACTTGTCTGGAAACCGTAAATAAGAATGTACCTAGGAATGGCTGATGCCTTTGGTAAGCACAGCCTTTCCTTTTGCTTTCTTCGATTTAAAATAATCAAATGAATATTTGGTTAGAGTATTTTAAAGATAAGAATAAAAGTAATAATTATCACGCGCAGATGAAAGAGAATGTCAAGTGGAGCGCGCCTGATAAAAAAGATATCCAAAGAAGACCCTGCATAGATAGAGAACAAGCACTAAAGATAGCTAAGTCTCTACAAGATCAAGGTTACCACGTAAGTATAAAAACAGATGGCCCGATTTGAAAATATATTTAAAAAAATATTTTTAGTTTTAATTCTTTCTTCATTGTTAATCTTTTCAGCTTTTAAAGTTCAGGCTCAAGAAGGAAAACACCTACCTCAGTTTAATCCTTATTGGTATCCTAGCGATGCTATATATGGTTTTGTTAAAGGTTGTTGGGAAAAGATGGAGAACGCACAATCTTTAAATGAATTCTGGCCCGCCGAATTACAATCCATATGTGGTTGCATATTAGACAATATAAGAATAATGATTACATGGAATCAATTTGTATCTGAATGGGCTGGAACCCTTAAAGGTGAAAAAGCACAAATAGCAGCCAGCTATACAAACATGTGTGTCCAAAGAGCTTTTCAAATAAAACAATTACAAAAAGAAATGAAAAAAAATGAATCTGGAGATTAGAGGGAATGTTGTGGTTAGGCATCAGTCCGTTCCCGATTGTGAATGGTGTGATAAAGCAAAAGATTTATTAGACCAAAAAGGAATTAAGTATTCTATTGTTGAGAGTGATAAGAAGTTATTTTATAATCTCATGAAAGAAACAAATAGTAAGAAAGTCCCACAAATTATATTAGATGGAAAATTTGTTGGTGACTATAACGATCTATTAGAACATTTTGGTGTTCAAGGATAGATTATAATTAACGTCGCTACGTTCGGTCGAAGGAGGTGTTTTACTTACCGGACACAGACATGATTCGTCTAATATTTTTCTCCCTACATATTTAAAGGAGATATTATGAATAGAAATATTAGACGAATTTGGATTGCAAAAGAATTACAAGAATTACAATATGAAGTAAAGACAGCGAGAGTCAAAGACTCAGTTGAATATGAATTGCAAATACTAGATGAAGAATATGATGTTATAAAGGCGTTGTCAGAAGATGGAGACTTAACGCCTATTCAATTTGAGCGATTTAATGATATCGATTATATGCGCTCTCTTTAAAGGAACCGGAAAGGGTTTACCACACTCTGCAGAAATATATAACGCTGAATGGGCAGATAAACTTTATCGTGGATTAAAGAGAAACATTACAACAGATTTTGAGTTGGTTTGTTTAGTTGATGATGATTATAAATTCAACGAACCGATTCGTTCTGTTCCCTTCCTAGACCCTACCACTCCAGGCTGGTCTTTATTAGCTGAATTATTTCGTCCAGATATTACAACTAATCGTAGAATGATTATTGGCTTAGACACTGTTATAATGTCTAACATTGACGACATTCTATCTTTTCCTTTAGATGTTGGATTAATATCAGATCCAATGATAGAAGGTGATGTTTGTAATGCAATATGTATTGTTAGTGATAAGACATCTAATTATATTTGGGATGTTTGGACTAATAAACGAGATTGGGTTTTAAAACATTGTAGATTAGCTCCGTGGAATATTCCTTCTGAATTAGAGATGATGAGAAAGTTATTTAATGAAGATGGAAGAGTACCCAGAATAGATATTGGATTTCCTAATCGTATATTATCTTATAAGTGTCATATAATGTCTAATCCAACTTTATTAAATAATGCTTCTATAGTTTACTTTCATGGTAAACCAAAACCTCAACAACTGAATAGAGTAAAGTTTAATCCTAAAATATTGGACAACTGGATATGAATCCTGTATTAATGATAATGCAGCCAAGAATAATACCTCCGGCTATAACATCTATGAGAGAGAATTGGAATTTACCTAGAGTATGGTTTAAAGCATTTACTGAACCTCAAGTAGTACATGAAATGAATATGTTTGTTAAACAAACTAACTTCAGTCATTATGTTATTATGTCAGATGATGCTATTAGCTATAAAAGAGCTATTGATACTGTATTAGCTAATGCACCTAAGTACGATGTATTCACCGGTTGGTGTAATATGGAAATGTACGGAGATAAAATAAGTTCGCACTCTAATGTTTCATTTCATGCATTACCATTAATAGATGAAAATGCATCTCTTGTTAGACCTTTATATGATGACTATCCTCCTTGGGCTTCCGTTGATGAGGTATTAAGTAAAGAAGGAAATTTTCAAACTGCAATTGCAAGTTTTGCAACTAGTTGTTTTACTAGAGATATTTTATTAAAGTATCCTTTAGGAGTTTGGGAGAATGGTAAAGCTTCTGATCATCACATTTCATATAGACTTCAAAAAGATAAAGTACCAATATGGACTAATAGAGATGGTTTTGTAAGACACTTACGTCAAGGTAGAGAGTCATATTTAAAAAATACTAAAGCATGGCTAGTAGGTAATGTCCCATCACAAATAATTTATGAGTTAGATAAAAAGCAGTATCAATTTGATGGACAGAGACAATATGAATATGAACCTTTATTTGTGAGGACAGAGACATGACTAGCGATTGGTATTATGTAGGTTCAAATAAAATACATAAGACAGCTCTTATTAATTGGGACGTTGTTGAGATGGGTGAAAATAATATTATAGGAGCTTATACTTGTATCGGTACAGATGCTCAAAGTATTAGAGATAAATCTACAGGTGTTATTTCTATTGGAGATAATAATATATTCAGAGAATCTGTTTCTGTAAATATGCCAACTGAATGGTCAAAGTTAACAGCTATAGAAGATAATTGTTATTTGATGATTAATTCTAACATAGCACATGATTGTTATGTTGAATCAAATTGTATCATTAGTAATAATGCAGCTTTTGGTGGGCACGTATATGTTATGGAAAATACAAATATAGGTTATAGTGTATCAATACATCAGTTCCAAGTTATAGGTTCATATTGTATGTTAGGTATGGGTTCTATCGTACCTAAGGGAGCTGATATTAAATGTGGTACATTGTGGTATGGAGTCCCAGCAAGATTTAAAAAGTATAATGAAGTTGGTTTACAGCGAAACGGTCTTGCTGTAGAGGATATGAAAGGTGAAGATGAAAGAAGACAAAGTATTATCGAAGAAAGATCTAAATACTAATATGAACAAAGAAGCGTTTTTATCTATTGTAGACGATAAATTGTGTGTGGATACAACTGTGTTTGAATTACATGAATTAAGAGAATGCAAAGAGTATCTACAAAAAAATAATTATAAATCATCCCAGTTCTTTTCCAAAAATAAAAATGATGTAGATAAATTACATTCCATTATAGAAAAGATGGGTGAACTATCTCCTGAATGTGCTGGGAGAGATATTGATAGTTTTTATTTAAACTAATAGAAAGATAAAAAGAACAGTTCTAATGGAAATATTTCTTAATGGTCCAGGCGGTACAGTATCAACTTGGAAATTGACCGAAGCGGCTTATGATTATTGGAAAGAGAAGCCGAGAAAAATGCTATTTGATTTTTCTTGGAATCTACCTGATCTTAGAAGTGATAATATTTTTGATGAAGAACATCCTCCTAGAGATAAGCTCGGTGTTCCCAATGAAGCATGGTTTTTTAAACCGTTAGATGGAATATGGAGAAATGGAGACTGGTTACAACCGGCTACACCAACTGGCTGGTGCATAGATATTTGTGAGTATGATAAAGCAACGATTTATGTTGAAGAAGATAATGTAGTAACCCAATATCATCCAGATGAAATAGATACTATAAGATTTGAGAAGGCATATAAACCACCATCTGAATTATTCTATTCAGCAGTTTCCACAGAAATAGGTAATTGGCAACATAAGATGTATAATAAATCTATACCGTTGCACAAGTTCAGATTACATATAATACGTATTAATGATAAGAGATGGATCTTTAATCTCGATACAACTCAAAGAGAAAGTTGGGATATGTATAGAGAGGTTAGAACTGATTGGGCCTATAGACTCCATGTTAGAAATAAAGTATTTGTTGATGATATGAGTTCATTTACAGGTATTGATTTATCATATAATATGAATACTAATAATCACGAACACGATTGCTCTCATTTTAAAGTACATGATACACGTATTCGGTGATTCATATTGTGATCCTCTCAATGGAAAAGGTGGAGGAATATCATCAGAAAAAAGATGGTTCAATCTTTTAGATGAGCCTTCATTTGTTTTTGGTTTAGCGGGTTCTAGTATTGATTGGTCTTTGAATATTTTTCTTGAAGGGCATAATCATAGAGAAGGTAAAGTAATTTATATCGAATCTATTCCAAGAAGATTTCATTTTGAGTTCTTACAATATCCTGGTCATGCAGGTGCGGTTCTATTTGATGATATGAAAGAGTGGGAAAATGATAAATGGCTTTCATCACCTCAAATGACATACCTTAATCAACATAAAAAGTTTATAGAATATTTTCATATAAATTATAAGGACTATCACAAAGCAACAAAGGCTAGATGTGTATTAAAGGCTTTATCAGAACAATATGAAAAGGTTATATATTTCTCCACTTCACATAATAGAGATTTATATGCCCCTGTGGAAATAGAAAATACAGAAAAATTTATTATACCTGACATAACATTAATGGATATATCTCGCGCAGAGATAAAGTCCGGTTATGATCCTTCATTTAAAGATTGGAGATCAAATCATTTTACAGAAGAGAATCATAAAAATTTATCATCCTATATAAAGAGGTTGTTTAATAATGAACCTGTGAATGATATAATATTTAATGAGAACGTGATATGATATATTGGGGTATTACTTGTGGATCACATGACGGTGCCTTAGCTGTTTATGATAGTGTGAAACAAGAGGTGATATTTGCAACCGACGCTGAAAGATTTTCTAGAAAAAAGAATGATCCTCAAATACCTTTAAGCTTGTTAGACTATGTGAGAGAAGAATATGATGAACCAGATAAAATTTATTTTTATGAAGATCCTCGTATAAAGATTTCTCGAAGATGGTATGCTGGACAGAAGCCTGCCTGGAAGCCACCTGTGTTGCCACATCCATATAATACTAAACGTTATAAGATGAAGTATACCCCACATCATAGGTCACATGCGGCATATGGTTATTATACATCACCTTTTACTAAATGCATGGTATTATGTATTGATGCTATAGGAGAATGGGAAACATTAACTGCTTGGCATGTTAAAGATCATAAATTTAAAAAATTATGGAACTGGAAATATCCTAAGTCGTTAGGATTAATGTATTCAGCATTGACACAGTACTCAGGTTGGAAGCCTAATGAAGAAGAATATATTATGATGGGGGCTGCTGCTAGACAATCATATCCTTATGATGTAGTAGTAAATAGAATTAGAGATTGTTGGGAAACAAAAAATATGACCTGGCATAAAGGATGTAAAAATATTCCAGAGTGGAATGTGAAACCAGAAATCCATCCTGAGGATGTGCCCACTGCCGCACAACATGTTTACGAAGAAGAGTTTCGTAAAATATTAAAAGAGTTAAGTACTCATAAATTAAATAATGGAAATATAGTATTTGTGGGAGGATGTGCTTTAAATGTTAGTGCCAATAGATTATTATCTGATTATTTTTCTAACATCTATATACCAGCTAATCCAGGTGACTCTGGATCAGCTATTGGATGTATTCTTGCAAGAACAAGAAACCATATTAGTCCTACTCCTTATCTTGGTTATGATATACAAGGACCATATCCGATCAAAGAAATAATTGAACACTTGATGATCGATCGAGTAGTTGGAGTAGCAAACGGAAGATGTGAATTCGGACCACGTGCTTTAGGTAATAGAACACTCTTCGGAGATCCTACTGATAAAAAAATAAAACAAAAAATAAATGAAACAAAGGGTAGAGAACAGTTCAGACCTTTTGCTCCGATGATATTACCTGAAGACGTGGCACAATATTTTAATGGTGGATTTCATTCACCTTATATGAGTTGTGCATTATCAGCAACAGAAGAATTTAAACAGAAATATCCTGGTGTTGTTCATTTAGATGGAACATCAAGATTGCAAGTTGTTGATTCAGAACCTCATATAACATTATTAAAACTTTGGAAGGAAATAACAGGATGTCCTGTATTGTTAAACACTTCCTTAAATGTAAAAGGGCAACCAATTGTCAACACAAGAGAAGACGCCGAAGCTTTCACTAAGAGAACGGGTGTTACTGTTCTTTCTTAAAATTAAAGAAAAGATTTTTGGTAAAAAGAAACAAGATTTAGATCCATTTATATATGATTGAAAAAGTATTAATCGGACCTGCAGAACGATTAAGTTTTATGTTAAGACAGCATCATCTTGATGGTATGTATGATGATAAAGAATTGGGGTTTGATTATCAAGAACATTTGATTCGCAAATGTTTCGAAGAGAGGGGTTCTGATATTTCTGTATATTTGATATATCAGGATTTTCATAAGAGCATAGGGTTTGATGAAGATAAAATATATCCCAGAGATAGAGAACATGCTGAAGGTAAGAAGACATTATCTGAAGTAGAAGGACCTCAAGGTAGTAAAATATTAATGAGAAATAAAAACGTAAAAATTAAAAAGAGTCTTCATTGGAAACCTTTTTTGGAATATTATTGTAATCATGAATTTTGGGAAATTGAATATAATAAATTTTTAAAAACTTTACCTTACTATAAAAAAGTTTTTACTAATTTTAACCATGGACATATAAAGGATTATGAAAGTTGGAATAATTGGATGCTCTCATAGTGCTGGTGTAAGCCAATCAGGTCTCCTTAATAAATCAGGTGGATTTGATGCTTGGAAAGGTTGGCCTCGTCAATTAGCAAGGAAATTTCCTCAACATGAGATCCATCTATTTGCATCGCCAGGAGGTGGGCAGAATAATATGGAAGCTGCTTTGAGGACTTGCCTTGTTGAAGATTATGAAATGGTGATCCTTCAATTTACAACACAACGTCAAATGTATCCTTTGACAATAGAAAGAAAATCAAAGAAGTATGATGGTACATTAGATTCATGGTTCCGCACAGGTAGAAAAGGAAACTTCTTTCTACATCAACAAAAGATGAAAAGTCTTTCTGTAAAGAATTATGTTGTAGAAAGAAAATGTGTTCAGGTAGGACCCCATTGGGATAGCCGCATGGGATTAGATCTTGATGGCACAAAAGTAAATGCAAATGAATTACCTCAAGTTATATTAGATGCTCTTATAGATAATGAATACTTTAATGAGATGGCAGAGACATTTTATAATTGTCGAAATATGTATAAGAAATTATTTAAACATTTTTTCTCTATGTTGTGGGTGCCTACTTATAAGCACGGTCCAACTCATGTTGATCAAGCTTTAATTGAAGTAGAAAATAAAGTTCCAATATTCGTAGAAGAGTTTCTAACAGGTAAAAATTTAACAAACCAGGTGGATTGGAAATTAACTATATATGATTGGTTAGTTGAATATTATTCAAAAACTATGTCTCGTGAAGATGCCAATAGAATTATATATCACGAGTATGCCCTATACAAAGGACACTTAGGGGAAAAGAAACAACATGAAGTTTTAAATCAATACTTATTAAAACATAATGAATTTTACGGAGCTTTAAATGGAAAAGAAGCATAAACTACTTTATAATTTATAGAATATCTTTATTCAAAAAAAATTCAAAAAAAACATCAATGATATCAAAGCGATTGGGTCTAACCCATTGTATTCATTGATGATCATTTCTGTTGACATTTTGGTCTAGTTGTGATATAATATAGGTACAGAATAAGAAACGCGAACGAGAGAGAAACATGAGCGAACTACGAGAACAAAAATCAATCCTAGCTAAGTTGATGGTTTCCGAGAATATCACGGTCCGTCATGCTAAAGTTCCTACCGCAGGATTTGATCCTAAATCAAGAACCTTGGTTCTTCCAATCCTTAAAGAGATGGAAGGAGAAGTCTATGACTTATTCGTTTGTCATGAGGTTGGACACGCCTTATATACGCCAGCAGAAGGTTGGCATAAAGTGGTTTCCGAATTCGGACCAAACTACAAAGGGTTTTTAAATATTGTCGAAGATGCCAGAATTGAAAAATTGATCAAACGCAAATATCATGGTGCTGCAAAAGCAATGCATGCAGGTTATCAGGTTTTGATGCATGAACGCGATTTTATGGGATTCAAGAAATATAAAATAGATATCAATACAGCTCCTCTGATTGATAAACTCAATATACATTTTAAAAGTGGATTACGCGAAGCAGTAAGATTCACTGAAGAGGAAATGTATTTTGTTCGCGAGATGGAAAATCTTGAGACATGGGATGATGTAGAGCAATTAACAGGTGAGCTTTGGGATTGGTGTTCAGATCGAGAAGAACAGTTACAACAGTTCGATGAAATGCAGATGCAAATGGACACTGAAGAAGATTCGGATTGTGAGGAAGATTGTGAATGGGATGATAATGACAATATGCAAGATATTGTACCTCCAAATCCAGATAAGGAAAATCCAGAAAACGAAGATCAGGTAAGCAAAGAAGATTGTGATGCACCAGTTGATAGTTGTCCTGAAACAGATGGAGATGGTCCAGAAGAACAACTGAAAGCAAATGAAGATGGAGAATCACCTGTAGATCAAACCAAAGATGAATCTCAAAAAGAAGCTGCTCCAAAAAATCAAGCTGGTGGTTCAGAAGGTGGAGATGATACATGGTACGATGAAGATCCTTGGACGTGGGATAAACCTGAACCTCAATCAATTACTGATAAAGAGTTTAGAGCTCATGAAGAAGAATTAGTTCATGAAGATGCGATCGAAATTCGATATTTTAATTCACCGAAACTGAATATCAAAAACAATGGTTTGGTTGTCACATACAAAGAGTTGATGAAAGAACATAAGATCAGAATCGAAAAGAAGGCGGAGGTATATGAAACCGAATCACAACTTCCATTTGAATATGCACGCGAGTATTTGAAATTAGTTGATAAGGATAATAAACCAGTTGTTAATTATCTCGCAAAAGAATTTGAGATGAAGAAGAAAGCAGCGGAATATAAAAGATCACAGACTGCTAATTCGGGAATCATATCTTTAACAGATATTCACAAATACAAATATTCAGATAATATTTTCAAGAAAGTCACGATCGTTCCAGAAGGAAAGAATCACGGATTATATATGTTGTGTGATTGGTCAGGATCGATGCATGATAAGATGATTCCAACATTTATTCAGTTGTTGCAATTAGTAGACTTTTGTAGAAAGTGTGCAATCAAACATGAAGTATATGCCTTCATAGATTATGCTTATGATGAAGATGGACATGATATAAGTGTGAGACAGGCACAGAGACCTTTAGAAGAAAAGATAGCTGGTAATATTTCATCTGCAGGTGATCACCGAGCGGTACAATTAGTGGAGATCTTTTCAGATAAAATGTCAGCAAAAGATTTTCGTGATATGAGAGAACAGTTGGTTGTTTCTTTACTTCGATGTGATAGTGAGTTTCACAACGCTCCTTATCAAGCAAGAAAAAGAATGCAGGCTAAGATAAAAGCAGATGTATATGGTAAGAAGCTTCGCGTAATTAAAGAGACCAAGCAAGAGATGATTTGGGATAAGATGAGAGAAGAAAAAGAAATATCTACATGGGATTGGAGCGCTATATCGAATCGATATAATTTTCCATTATCACGTCTTTGTGGAACACCATTAAATTCTGCAATCATGTTTAGTATTCCAAATGTAAATAGATTCAAAAAAGATAATAGATTAGATATTGTTAATACAATTATTTTAACAGATGGTGAATCAAATTCAGCTCACAGTTATTGGAAAGCGGACAAGGAAGATGGGAAGATTAGATCTTATAACATTGAGAATCAAATAGGAGGCGATCCTGTTCGTAATAAGTTAGTAGATACCGAAACAAAAAAAGTATTTGATTGGACACGTAAAAGTAGTTGGGGTGAAACACGTAATACACTTGAGTATTACAAGTATAAAACATTTTCGAATGTTGTTGGATTCTTCCTTTGTACTAGTGGAGATCAGGCTGGTAGGATAGGATCAAAAGATCAAAGGATAAAAACAGGATCATCATTCAGCCAAGATGCATATACAGATGCAAAATCAGACTATAATAGGAACGGATTTTTTATAAGTACGAACTTAGGATATTCAGAATTGTATGTGATTAAAGCAAACAAGTCAGTTCAGACGGAAGATGAGATTGATCTTGATACCGATAAGCAGTTGACTACAGCGCAGATAACACGTGCATTCAAAAAGTTTCAGAAAGGAAAACTTGAGAAGCGCGTTCTGCTTAATCGATTTGCAGAAATGGTAGCATAATGCAAATTTGTTTTATAATAATTTCAACAAGATATAAGGAACGCGTTGAAATCATTGATAAACAAAAAGGTTGACATTTTGTCAAACTTATGGTATAATATATCATAATGAATAATAACTTAGAGAGAGTAGATTATGACACACCGAGACCAATTAGTTGAAGCCTGGAAGAAAGTACATGGAGATTCAAAAGTGCTTGAGAGATCTGAGGTAAATAGAGTAGCCGAGGAAGCAGGACTTAAAGAGCCGAATCAGAATTTTTTGAGTAAACTTAGAGTTGGCCGAAATCAATTTTCGATTGCCAATTATGGACAAGCATTACAAATTATGCCACAAGCAAAGTGGGGCGATCAATATCGGAAGCCTAAAGCAATTGATGCACGTGAAGTGCAACATGAGACGGCAGTTAAAAAGGTTAGCGAAGAAGTTTCATTCGTACCTTCCCCCGATCCTAATTATGTTAAAGCAGGTTATTTTACAGAACTTGTAAGAATCATAAATTCCGGAATGTTCATTCCAACATTCATTACTGGTCTTTCTGGTATGGGGAAAACCAAAGAGGTTTTCGAAGCAGCAGCAAAAAGTAAACGTGAATTAATTCGAGTCAATATTACAATTGAAACTGATGAGGATGATTTACTTGGTCACTATACCCTTAAAGATGGTGAAACTGTTTGGGAAGATGGACCTGTTATCGTTGCAATGGAAAGAGGAGCAATTCTTCTTCTTGATGAGATTGACCTTGCATCAAATAAAATCATGTGTCTACAACCAGTGCTTGAAGGTGGAGACATCTTCTTGAAGAAGATTAACAGACTCGTTAAACCAGCACCTGGATTCAATATTATTGCGACGGCGAATACTAAAGGAAAAGGATCTGAGGATGGGAGATTCATTGGAACAAACATTCTTAATGAAGCTTTCCTTGATCGTTTCCCATTAACGTTCGAACAAGATTATCCAAATGCGACAACAGAGAAAAAGATTATTACCAAGATCCTCGCAAATTATGAAGTCAAAGATGAAACATTTGTTGATCACTTAGTACAGTGGACCGATGTAATTCGTAGGACTTATGATGACGGTGGCATTGATGAGATTATCTCAACACGTCGTTTGGTAAATATTTGTAATTCATATATGGTATTCAGAGACAAGATGAAAGCGATCGAATTTTCGATCAATCGTTTTGATGAAGATACTAAAAATGGTTTTATGGATCTATGGAGTAAAGTAGATCCTGCAGCAACCCCTGAAACAGATGAAGAACCTGCCGAAGAAGCAAAAGAAGAATAAAAATAAAATAGTCCTTGACATTTTAAACGTTATCGCCTATAATATAAATAGATGATAACGTTTTCTGTTTATTTAATATGAAAGGAGTGAATGCAGATCGAAGTTCCAATAGCTGAGTTAAGAAAGAAAAAGATTTTTGTAGCTACACCAATGTATGGTGGAATGTGTAGTGGAATGTATACAAAAGCTTGTTGTGACTTAGCAACTACAGCCACCAAATATCAAATCGATTTAAAATTCTTTTATCTATTCAACGAATCCTTAATTACAAGAGCACGAAATTATTGTGTTGATGAGTTCTTGAGATCCGGTTATACACATCTCATGTTCATTGATGCAGATATTTGTTTCGATCCGAATTACGTTCTTACACTAGCAGCGCTATGTGATGAAACGAAACCAATCATTGGTGGTATATATCCTAAGAAGTGTATTGCTTGGGAGAAGGTTCGTAATGCTGTTGATAAAGGATTAGCTGATGATGATCCAATGACGCTTGAAAGATTTACAGGTGATTTTGTTTTCAATCCAGTAGGAGGTCAACAAACTATTTCATTATCAGAACCAGTAGAAGCTTTGGAAATAGGAACTGGGTTTATGATGCTTCAACGTGAAGTATTAGAAAAGTTCGCAAAAGAATATCCTAAGTTTCGATATAAACCAGATCATAACCGTTCAGAACACTTTGACGGTTCCAGATACATTCATGCATTCTTTGATACTATTATTGATAATGATCATTGGATGGGTGAAGGTAGATCGGAAAATTCCGATCGTTATCTATCAGAAGATTATATGTTCTGTCAATTAGCACATAAGATAGATATCAAAACTTTTCTATGTCCTTGGATGAAATTATCCCATGTTGGAACATATGTATTCTCCGGTAACTTACCAGATATGGGTGCATTGGAATATGCCGCGCATGGATATGATACTGAGAATAGACCTTTCTTAGAAGACAGAAAAAAGAAAAAGTCTGCAGAGGGAATGAATAGAAAAGAACGTAGAAAGCTCGCGTCGAAAAAACGCAAGGATGATAAGAAGTCAGAGAAACCTGATTATTCAAAAAGTCCTAACCATTTATAGGAAAATATGATTATACATAATGAGACTGTTGAATATTTAAAAAACTTTGCTGAGATTAATCAAAGCCTGGTTATCGAAAAAGGTAAAGTCATTAAGACAGTTAGTGAACAGACAAATGTAATGGCAAAAGCAGAACTCGGACAAGAGTTCCCACAAGACTTTGCGATCTATGATCTCAATAAGTTTCTGGGTGTTCTTTCTTTATTCGTTGAGCCACAGTTTGACTTTAGTGAAAAGTCTGTAAAAGTTCAATCAAGTGTTGATGCAAATAATTATACAGCTGGAGATCAGATAGCTGAATATCAATTTGCCAACATGTCTTTGTTTGAAAATGAAAAAAAGATTCTTGCAAAAGATATTAAGTTGCCAGAACCGGAAGCTTCATTTAAACTTGAAGAGAAGTATTTCGTTTCTATTATGAGAGCAGCTTCAGTTATGAGTCTACCAGAAATTGCTGTTATAGCAAAGGATGGAAAGATTAAATTGCAAGCAATTGATTCCAAAACATCCGTCGACAGTTATGCAGTTGACTTGGGTAATTCTGATTCTAATTTTAAAATGATTTTCAAACTTGAAAATCTTAAATTGATGAAAGGGACTTATGATGTGAAAATATCAAATAAGGGTCTTGGACATTTTAAGAACACAGAAAAGAAACTTGAGTATTGGATTGCAACTGAACAGACAGTATAAGGATTATGACAGATAATATATTATGGGTTGAGGCGTATAGACCTCAAAAGGTAGCAGACTGTATTCTTCCTGATCATCTGAAGAATCCATTCCAATCATTTGTAGAAAAAGGAAATATTCCTAATCTATTATTGACTGGAGGGCCTGGTGTTGGTAAAACAACAATTGCGAAAGCAATGTGTAAGGAGATTGGTTCTGACTATCTTGTTGTGAATGGTTCTCAAGAATCTGGTATTGATTTATTGAGAGTCAAACTAGAAAATTATTGTAGTAGTGTTTCATTACTGGGTGGTAGAAAAGTTGTTATAATTGATGAGGCAGATTATTTAAATCCTCAATCTACACAACCAGCCTTGAGAGGATTTATTGAACAGTTTTCTGAAAACTGTAGTTTTATTTTTACATGTAATTATTTACATAGGATTATTGAACCAATTCATTCTAGATGTTCTGTAATTGAATTTAAGATAGATAAAAAGGATGCACCTGCGATTGCTCAATCTATGTTAGATAGAACAAAGCAAATCCTTGACGAGAATAATGTTAACTATAATGAAAAGGTTCTCGTTGAATTAATAATGAGATATTATCCAGATTTTAGAAGGACATTAAATGAGTTACAACGTTATAGTGCTACAGGTGGTATTGACAGCGGGGTTCTCGGTCAATTGGGCGATGCTAACTTTCTTGCTCTTATCAACGCATTAAAAGAAAAGAACTTTACAAAGGTTCGTAAATGGGTGAATGATTCAAGTCATACAGATCCAAGAAACATATATAGACAGTTATATGATAATTTACATGAACATTTAACACCTAACACATTACCACCAATTATTTTATTATTGGCTGATTATCAATATAAATCTGCATTCGCAGCAGATCAACAAATCAATCTAACCGCATGCTTGATCGAAGTAATGGTTGAAGGACAATGGCAATGAATCCATTTGATTTTGTAAAAGATATAAACTATAAGAAAAAAGATTTGTTACAAGATGATCCCGATGGTCATATAGAACGGGATTATAAACCCTTTTTAATTAATAGAACATTAAGTTTTACCTCTGATACGGCGCTTCATGCTAACGAAATGAACGTAAGACCGTTTCTAGATAACAAGCTTCAATACCACTATTTGCTAAATATCATTAGACCCAAGAACAGATTTGGTCGATGGTTAAAAGCCGAGAAGTACGAAGCCATAGATCTTATCGTTGAATATTATGGTTACTCCTTGCAAAAAGCTAGGGAAGTCGTTGATATATTCACAGATGAGGACTTACGTACTCTCAAGCAAAAATTATTTACAGGTGGATTGAAGGAGTTAAATGAGTATAGAGGTCGAAGCGCTCGTTGAAATCAAGCTGAAACAACCTGATGATTTTTTAAAAGTAAAAGAGACTTTAACAAGAATTGGTGTGGCATCCAAGAAAGATAAGACTCTATATCAGAGTTGTCACATTCTTCATAAACAAAGTCGGTATTACATAGTACATTTTAAAGAGTTGTTTATGCTAGATGGGAAACCATCTAATTTTTCAGATAATGATGCAGCACGGCGTAATACAATAGTTAATCTATTAGCAGAATGGGATTTAGTACAAATTGTGGATAACGATAAAGTTAATGACAATATTGTTCCCATCAATCAACTAAAGATTATATCGTTCAAAGAAAAGGACGAATGGAATTTAGTGGCAAAATATAATATTGGAAATAAGAAAAGTGACGACACTAAAATTGAAAGTACATAAGTTATTTGATGATGTTCAAATTCCCCAATTTTCCACAAAAGGCTCAGCATGCTTTGATATACATGCATACTATAGACGCGAAGTTGGATATAAAGTTTGGAATGAAGATAAAAAAACATTTATAGAAAGAAAAGATTCTTCTATAACAATTCATCCATTTCAAAGGGCATTGATTCCAACAGGATTGATTTTAGATATCCCAAATGGATATTCAGTAAGAATACACCCTAGATCTGGAACAGCAATTAAACAGGGCATGAGCTTAATTAATTGCGAAGGCGTAATCGATTATGATTACGTGGATCCATTGTTTATTGCTTGTGTGAATCTTTCAGAAGTTCAAACAATTGTTATAAATAATGGCGACAGGGTAGCTCAAGGCGAACTTGTCGAAATGAATCATTACGAAATTGAGGAGACGTCTAAAAAGCCTACTCAAAAGACTGACCGCGACGGTGGTTTTGGAAGTACAGGCAAATGACAAATTTCGTTGATGATAAAACATATGGTTGGAAAGATAAAGAAGATTATGATGACCGACCCTATGGTATAGCAGGACATAGTTATGACCTCTTGGTTTATGATAGAGTCATAACAGATCCTGAAACAGGTGAGTATACAATCGACGAGGTTGGTGAGTATACTGCCGATTCCATATTAGAATTAATATGGATTGTTCTTAAACATCGGTTTGAACATCTGCTCGCTGGTGAGGGATGGAGAGACTGATAATCTTGCTTTTATAAGGAGATAATATGTTATATACAAACGCCGCATCACTGTTTACAAATCCCAAACATTTACAACACTTGACTCAGTCCGCAATTGGATTAGATCATATGTTTGAAAGAGTGTTTGGAGAATTGTCTAATATCAATCAAAATCAAAATCAAACTTCAAGTTACCCACCTTATAACTTGAAAAAAGATGGAGATGATTATATAATAGAGTTAGCAGTTGCAGGACTCAATGAAGAAGACATTACAGTGAATGTTGAAAACGGTGTGTTAACCGTCGAATCAACAACAGATAAATCAGATGAAGATTTTCTCTATCAAGGGATTGCAAAGCGTTCTTTTAAACGTTGTTGGACTCTCTCTGATGATATAATTGTTAAAGGAGCAGCATTAGACGCTGGGATGTTAACAATTAAAATGGAGAAGATTATTCCTGAGGAAAAGAAGGCAAAGCAGATTAAGATTGTAACAAATCAAAAGAAGCTTTCCTAAGTTCGACGGGGTCGTTGAGGATAAATACTTTCAAACCAGCGACCCCACAATAGGAGTGAAAAGTGAATGAAGCTGAAGATATTAGGGTAGCACCGAACTTTACCCTACCTGAATTACTAAAAAGTTCAACAGCAGATAGAATGGGCTTAGATAATACACCTGCCACAGATCAAATTTTAGTCAATCTTACCAATGTAGCAAATCATATTTTACAACCAGTTCGAGAAAAATTTGGACCAGTTCGTGTAAATAGTGGTTACAGAGGACCTGCTTTAAATAAGGCAGTTGGAGGATCTAGTACAAGTCAACATTGTCATGGAGAAGCAGCAGACTTTGAATGTTCAAGAGTTGGCAACGATGAGTTGGCAGAATGGGTCAGAGATAATTTAGAATTTGACCAGTTAATTCTAGAGTTCTATCAACAAGGGAAACCATCAAGTGGATGGGTTCATTGTAGTTTTAAAACAAATGGCAAAAATCGTGGAAAGATTAATACTGCTTTGAGAGTTAATGGTAAAACTCAATATAAAGAAGGACTAATCAAATGAGAGGGAGAGTGGAAGATGAAACTTCTTATTTTAATTTACCTACAGTTCCTTTATACAATAGGGGCGTTTAAAGGTAGGTGTTGGATAGACCAACAAATATTATGGTGTTATAAAACACTTGAATCAATGGGACATAAAGTAGAACATTATTATCGCATTCCTGAAAATCAAAATAAATGAAATTTTACACCAATGTTCATCAGATTGGTGATCACATATTAGTAAGAGGATATGAGAATGGTCAGAAGTTTGATGACCGTGTTGAATATCGACCAACCATTTTTATACCTTCCAGAGAGAAGTCAAGCCATACAACTATTGATGGAAAATATCTGGCTCCTGTTAAACCCGGAACAATAAAAGAAACAAGAGATTTTATTCGTAGATATGAAGGTGTTGATAACTTTCAAATTTATGGAATGAATACTTATAGGTATAGTTGGATCTATGATAACTTTCCAAAAGACAAAGGTATAGAATATGATTTTGGTTTATTGTCAATCGCGTCTATTGATATTGAGGTTGGTTCAGAACATGGATTTCCTGATCCTGTATCTGCAATTGAAGAAATACAAGCAATCACCGTTGGTAATAATGGGAAGTATTATGTTTTCGGTTGTGGGGATTATAAAGCACATGAAGACAATATAGAATATTTTCAATGTTCTGATGAGAATCATTTAATACAAGAGTTTCTTGGTTTCTGGGAAAAGTTAGGTCCGGATATTATTACAGGTTGGAATATTCAAGGTTTTGATATTCCTTATTTGTATAATCGCATAGTCAGGTTATATGATGTTAAAGAAGCACGCAGGCTATCCCCATGGAGATTAATACATGAGCGAGTTACTCAGTTTCGTGGAAAAGATGTTACTTTTCATGATATTATTGGCATTTCTGTTATTGACTATATTGACGTTTACAGACGTAATAGTCCCCCTGCTGAATCTTATCGGCTCGATTACATCGCGTCAATAGAACTAGGGGAAAGAAAATTATCATTTGAAGAGTATGGTAATCTCTATACATTATACAAAGAAAACTTCCAACTGTTTATTGAATATAATATTAAAGACGTACAATTAGTTGAGCGATTAGAAGAAAAGAAAAAGTTAATCGAAATGGTAGTTGCTCTTGCATATGAAGCAAAAGTAAATTATCAAGATACATTTGGGATGGTTATGATGTGGGAAGTGATTCTCGCAAACGATTTAATGAATAGAAATATTGTTGTCCCACCAAAGAAAGATAATACAAAGAATAAAGCTTATGTAGGCGCGTATGTAAAAGATGTACAAACAGGTATGCATAAATGGGTTGTTAGCTTCGATTTAAATAGTCTATACCCTCATTTAATCATGCAATACAATGTTAGCCCTGAAACTATTTTAACAGGCATTACACAGCAATGTGGCATTGATAACCTATTAGATAAGAAGATCGATCTAGATAAGTTCTATGAAAAAGATATTACCATTGCAGCAAGTGGTCAAGCATTCAGAAAAGATGTACAAGGATTCTTGCCTAGATTGATGCAAGAGAAGTATGATAATAGAGTCATCTTTAAAAAGAAGATGATTGAGGCAAAGAAGAAGTTAGAAAAAGAAACAGATCCAAAGAAGATTGATAAACTGCAGAAAGAAGCAGATTCATATGGCAATAGACAATTAGCTATGAAGTTAATGTTGAACAGTGTTTATGGAGCTTTCGGGAATCCATATTTTAGATTTTATGATTTAAGAATTTCAGAAGCTATCACATTAGGAGGGCAGCTCAGTATCAGATGGGCGGAAACCACTGTCAATAACTATCTCAATCAAATATTGGAAACAAAGGAGGTTGATTATGTATTGGCATCCGATACTGACTCCCTTTATATTACTTTGGATGCTTTAGTTAAAAAGGTATTCCCAGAGGATGTGGAGACATCAAAGGTTATTGATTTCCTAGATAAGGTTTGTGAAGAGAAGATAACAAAGATAATCGATACAGGATATGCTGATTTAGCAAAGTATATGAACGCCTATGATCAGAAGATGTATATGAAAAGAGAATGTCTCGCTGATAAAGGAATATGGACTGGTAAAAAACATTATATTTTAAATGTTCATGATAATGAAGGTGTTCGATATACAAACCCGCGAATTAAAGTTATGGGTATTGAATCTGTTAAATCCTCAACACCAACATCTTGTAGAGATAAGTTAAAGAAGTCTTTTGATATTATTATTAATAAAGATGAAACTGCTATACAAGAGTTCATTGCTGATTTTAGAAATCAATTTGAAAAAGAACCTATTGAGAATATAGCTTTTCCTAGATCTGTAAAAGGAATTGAAAAGTATAATGGTGGTCATACCTTATATGCTAAAGGAACACCTATACATGTGAAAGCAACCCGTTTATATAATCATTTTTTAAAAGAGAAGAAGTTGCAAAATAAACATCCTTTTATTCAAGAGGGTGAGAAGATTAAGTTCGTTTATTTAAAACAACCTAATCCCATTAGGGATAGTGTGATAGCCATGATGGAGGGGCTACCTGAAGAGTTTGGCCTCCATGATTATATTGATTATGAGAAACAATTTGAGAAATCATTTAGGGGACCATTGAATGAAATATTGAAAGTAATTGGCTGGTCACCAGAGAAGGTAAGTTCTTTGGAAGCGTTTTTTGTTTGATAAATACTTAATAGTGGAGTTTTGTTATGAATAAATTATGGTACACTTGGCAGGAAATGTGTCTTGATGTTAATCAACTCTGTAGAGAGATTACATTAGATAAATTTGAGCCAGACGTGATCGTGGGTTTAAGTAGGGGAGGTTTAACGCCTGGCGTTATGATGTCCCATTGGTTAAAAAAACCTTTTAAGCCCGTGAAGAGCTCTCTTAGAGATTTTCCAGAATGGGAAGATTATCTCCCTAGGAATACTGATGAGAGAGTTTTAATAGTAGATGACATATGCGATAGTGGTGAAACGTTTGAACGTATATCATCTTTTATTAAGGGCCCGAAAAAGGACAAGCCCTTAGAAATCAATTGTGATGTAAGGTTTGCATCACTTTGGTGGAATAATGAAGTTAATTTTGAACCTCATTATTACGTAAGGGAGGTAGCAAAAGATACCGAGAATCTCTGGATTCATTTTCCATGGGAAGCCTGGTGGTCTGCGCCTCTTACTTTTCAATAACAATTAAAAGGATAATTTTATGTTAGATAACGTGCTCAGTTGGATTAGAGGTATAACCGAATTAGGTCTTGCAATAATTGCTCTTGGCGTTGTTCTTCAAGTAATCTTTGGTGCGGCTGTACCATTTCTCGGAATGGATATCGTGGGTTCAGTAGTGTCACTCGTAAAACAATTAGGTGCAGAAGGATTAATCGGCCTAGTTTCAATATGGGTACTTTGGGGAATCTACTCTAAGAAGTAAGACAAAAAAATAAAAGGCCTCTTCGGGGGCCTTTTTCAAATCGTGAAGGGGTTGGAAGACCTGTTGGTAATGGGCGAGAGAAATTAACAACAATTTTTTCGGAAGGGAAAGATGAAACGATTAATTTCATTTCTATTAGTATTGGTTGTATCAACAACCTTATTTGGTATTTTAAATGCGAAACAAATTTCAATAGGTTATGTTCTAGTGGGGCCGCATAATGATGGTGGCTGGTCAATGCGACATCATCAAGGATTTCAATCCTTGACAAAACATGGTTACAAAGTCTCAATGGTTGAGATGGTGCCAGAGTCAGATTCCAAAAAAGTATTTTCCAAACTTGCAAGAAAACATGACATTGTTTTTGCAACATCGTTTGGTTATATGGATCCAATGGTGAAGGCAGCAAAGAAAAATAAAGATACTGTTTTCTTACATGCCACTGGTTATAAAGGTAATGATGAAAATATGGACAATTATGTTTGTCATTCATTTCAAGCACGATACCTTACAGGGATTGCAGCCGGACTGTTGACGAAGACAAACAGTATTGGTGTAGTTGGATCACATCCAATTCCAGAAATCATTCGAAACATTAATGCTCTTACTCTAGGAGCTCAAACAGTTAATCCAGATATTAAAGTTAAAGTTGTTTGGATAAACTCTTGGTTTGATCCACCTAAAGATATGGATGCTGCTAAAGCACTCTTAGATGATGGTAATGATATTCTCTATACAACAACTGATTCACCTAGTGTGGTTTCACTTGCACAACAGGCATGGAAATCTGATGGTAAAGAAGTTTGGAGTATGGGTAATGATGCGCCTATGGGTGATAATGGGCCAGATCGATACATCACAGGTATGATGTTCAATTGGAACGTTCTTTATAAACATATCGTTGATCAACTTGCTAGCGGTAAGTTAGAAATGAATCAACGATGGGCATGGGGTCTACAAGAAAATTGTGTAGGTCTATCTCCATGGGGTAAGAATGTTCCCGGCGATGTTGTAAACAAAGTTGAGACAATTAAAATGAATTGGATCAATGATGAGATGGGTACATACTATCCATTTGATCAAGGTGTTACTAAACAAGATGGAACAAAAGTTCCTGCTGGGGAAATACAAAGACCACAACTCGAGACTATGCAATATTTTGTTAAAGGTGTTGTTTCTCGATTTCCTACAAAATAATTGTGACTATTCCGATAATCGATTTTCGTAGTAATGCAATAGAACAACAAATGTATGATGTATATACGACTCGTGGTTTTGCTGTATTTACAAATGTCTACGATGAATGGTTATCGGAATTCCAAGATTGGAAATATCTCACAGAAGAATTCTTTCAACTACCATTAGATGTGAAAAAGAAATATGTATATAATGGAGTAAAGGGTTCATCAACATGTCGTGCCGGCTGGGGTGAGATGGGATATATTCAGAGTCGAGATGGTGATTCGAAAGAATCATATAATTGGATTGAATCAGCAAGAATGCAAGAACAATATTGGCCTACAGAAATTCCAGAGTTTAAACCATTAGCACAATCTATCCTTCAAATCTCTCAACGTCTTTCCCATCAATTTTTCAATAAGTTTGAAAGTATGTTTAAACATAAAAAAGGATATTTAATAGATAAGCATATGAATGGTTATGTTAATATGAGAATGCTTCATTATCCAGCACACGAGAAGCAAGAGGAACACGAGTCTGGAGGAGAACATACTGATTATGGTTCTATTACTTTACTCTTTCGTTTTGATGATGTTGGTGGACTACAAGTACAAGATAGAGAAACAAATGAATGGATTGATGTTCCTGTAGTGAAAAATTCAATAGTATTAAACATTGGAGATATGTTTCAAAGATGGTCCAATGATACGTTAAAATCAACCAACCATAGAGTTGTTAATACAGTCCATACAAAATCTCGCTATTCAATGCCTTATTTTGTGGATCCCGGTAGAGATGTATTAATTAAGAATTTCACAGATGAACCAGATAAACATTTACCAATTTCTACCGATGAATATTTTAAACAGACCCTAGCTCAACATAATATTGAACAGAGTTGGGAACAACAGATTAATTAAAAAGGAAAATATGCTACCAGTATTATTATTTAATGTGATTTCAGGACTTGTTATAGACAAAGCGCAAGACCTCGCGAAGGAGCACGTGGAAGCAATGATTGATAGTATCATCCCAGATGATGCAAAAGAAGAGTTAGATGATCTTGTTAAATCCGATCCTACTCACGTGTTTGAAACAGCAAAAGAAGCTTTAGGTGCAGCAGTTGAAGGAAAGCTCCCTATACCATTAAAAGATGGGACACTTAAACCTATAGAACTTACTTTTAAAGTAAAGTTTGATCCTACCACTATGGATTTAGATATCGAAAAAGCTTGACATTTGTTTCAACTTGTGGTATAATATATAATGATTAAATTGAAAGGATTAAATGAGTTATTTTGATGAAATGTTGAAAGTAGCGAACAACACTTATGGTTCAAAAGTAAGTGATGGTGTTGAAGCTGGAGATGTCGAAAGTTTTATCGACACAGGATCGTACATATTAAACGGATTATTATCTGGGAGTATCTATGGAGGATTACCTTCTAATAAAATCACTGCATTCGCAGGTGAAAGTTCTACTGGCAAAACTTTCTTTGTCTTGGGTTGCGTCAGACAGTTTCTCGCAGATAATCCTAGCGGTGGTGTTATTTACTTTGAGTCTGAATCCGCTTTAACAAGACAGATGATAGAATCAAGAGGAATTGATTCTAAACGAATGATTATCCTGCCCGTTGCAACGGTTCAAGAATTTAGAACACAAGCAACAAAAATTTTAGAAAAACATTTAGAAGAATCTGAAAAAGATCGACCGCCAATGATGTTATGTTTAGATTCATTAGGTAATCTTTCTACTTCTAAAGAGATGGAAGATGTTAGTGATGGTAAGGAAACAAGAGATATGACCAGAGCTCAAATGGTTAAAGGAACGTTTAGAGTTCTTACTTTGTTAGGAGGTAAAGCAAAAGTTCCTCTTGTTGTTACTAATCACACATATGATCAAATAGGAACATTGTTTCCTCAAAAGATTATGGGTGGTGGAACTGGCCTTCATTATGCGGCATCTAGCATAGTATTCCTATCTAAGAAGAAAGAAAAGGATGGGACTGAGGTAATTGGTAATATAGTCCATTGTAGAAATTTTAAATCTCGACTCACTAAAGAGAATAAGATGATTGATGTTCTTCTTACATATAAAGAGGGATTAAATCGTTATTATGGTTTAGCAGAGTTAGCTGAGAAGTATGGAATCTTTAAAAAGGTTTCTACTAGATTAGAAATGCCAGATGGTGAAAAAGTTTTCTTGAAATCAATTCTAAAAAATCCTACTAAGTATTTCACCAAAGAGATTTTAGATAAAATAGATGTGGTGGCACATAAAGAATTTCTTTATGGTGAAGTCGGTCTTGAAGAAGAGGTTGTAGAGGAAGAGAATGGGGAATGAATTAACACAAGAGGATTATGTTAGGATTAATACTTATTATAGATTAGTTCCTCATCCAGAACATCCTAATGATGTTACACAACAATGTATAGAGATGACAACCGGACCCTTTAAAGGTGTCACTTATAAGTATGGTAAATTTCAAGTGGCCCCGCCAGATGCAGAAGATGAAAGTACTGCTAAGTATGAATATGATATTATAATGGTACCACCCGAATTAGAAGGTGTTGAACACACCGATGAAGAGGGTGAAGAATTTGAATTTATGATTGGTGAAATATTAGTGAAATTATTATGGGACAGATATTTAGAACAAGACAACGCAGAAATGACAAACCCAATAACTTTTGTGGAGGACGATGAATCAACGGATAGAGCACCTAATACTATCTCATTTGATACACAATGAACCTTTTTCCCGAAAAGTTTCCCCTTATATAAGGCAAGAATATTTTGAAGATAATGCAGAAAAACTTATCTTCAAACAGGTACAAGATTATATTGTTAAACATAATAGTCTACCCACAAAACAAAGTCTTCTAATTGATTTAGATCAACAAGAAGGTTTGCATGAGAATGAATACCAAAAAGCTACAGAAATAATTAATACCTTAGATAAACCTGAGGATAAAGATGTAACTGCTTGGCTTATTGAACAATCGGAAACCTTCTGTCAAGATAAAGCAATCTATAATGCAGTTGTTGATGCGATTGCTATTTTAGAAGGTAACGACAATAAAACAAATTTACAAAAAGGCGCTATTCCGTCTTTATTGTCAGATGCATTAGCAGTATCATTTGATCCTCATGTAGGTCATGATTTTATTGAAGATGCAAATGAAAGATTTGAATTTTATCATAGAGTTGAAGAGAAGATTGAATTCGACCTTGAAATGTTTAATAAGATCACTAAAGGAGGGTTACCTAATAAAACTCTTAATATATGTCTTGCTGGAACTGGTGTTGGTAAGTCTCTTTTTATGTGCCATCATGCTGCTAGTTGTTTATCCATAAACAAGAATGTTCTTTATATTACTTTGGAAATGGCTGAAGAAAGGATCGCTGAAAGAATAGATGCAAATCTTTTAGATATACCTATTAGTCAATTAGAAGAACTTTCAAGGGATATGTATCAAAAGAAAATTGATAAGATAAATGCAAAGACTAAGGGTAAAATTATTATTAAAGAATATCCTACTGCATCAGCAAGCGCAATGCATTTTAAAAATCTTTTATCAGAATTAAAGTTGAAACGTAATTTTACTCCTGATATAATATTCATAGATTATTTGAATATATGTTCAAGCGCAAGAATTAGAACAGGAGCAAACGTA